ATGGCCAGGTAAAAAATCAGCCATGGTTACAGAGTTAATACCTTTTCCGCAAATGTTATCAATGAATATATTGGTATTTGGTGGAAACTTTGAAGAATTTGAAGAAATGTTAAAACACATAGAAAAATTTGCAAAAAAAGCTGGCATCAAAAGATTATATGGTGGCGGCAGAAAAGGGTGGATTAGGAAAACAAAACCACTTGGATTTAAGCAAGAAGTTTTATTAAGCAAAGATTTATAGGAAAAGAATATGCCACAAGCATTACCATTTATTACAGCAGGAGCAGCGGTTTACGGAGCAACCAAGGGCGGCGGCTCTAAACAAACATCATCTACACAAGTCGATCCTGCGCAAATGGCTATGTACGAAGACCTTTACGGCAGAGCCAAAGGTATTGCGCAACAGCCATTCGTACCATACACAGGATCAAGAATTGCTGGATTTAACCCAGATCAACTTAGACAATTTCAAGCCACCCGAGGTTTGTTTGAAACTGGGATGCAGTATGATCCATTAACAGGTTTACAAGGATTAGCTCAACAACAAGCACCGCAGGTAGGTCAAGTTGGCTCATTGTTAGGAGCTGACATAGGTGCATATCAATCGCCCTATCAACAACAAGTTATCGATCAAACGATGGCTGATATTCAGAGAGAATCTGATATTGCCCAACAACTAGCACAATCAAGAGCAATTAAAGCTGGTGCATTTGGTGGTTCTCGTTCTGCTTTATTGGAAACTGAAGCAACCAGACCTTACATAGAACAAAAGGCAAGAACTTCAGCCGCATTAAGACAAGCTGGTTTTGAACAGGCACAAAGAGCTGCCGAATCAGACATCGCAAGACAACAGCAAATGGCAATGTTTGCTCCAGAGTTAGAATTAAAAGCAAGAGCGCAACAAGCAGGATTGCTTGGGGGCGTGGGTTCAATACAGCAACAAAGATTGGGTCAGCTTGGTCAAATTGGTTTACAACAACAAAGATTACAACAAGGTGCGTTGGATGTTCCTTATCAAGAGTTCCAAAGAGCTTTGGGATATGGCCCGCAACAACTTGGTTTATTATCGCAAGCTGTGTATGGACAACCAGAAAATAAAACGCTAACCGAAAGAACCAGCCCGTCTTTTATTGACAGAGCTTCTGGCGCTGTAGATTTATATACCACTTTATCTGGATTAATTTAAATCATGGCAGTAAACGATTTATCAAAAGTATTTGGCATCCCATCTCCAACAGAGACATTGGATTTAACGCCGCAATTTCAAACCTCTCCAGAAACAGGTACTCTAGGCTTGGAGCAACCAAGCACATTAACAAGGGTTGGTAGCAGGCTATCTAATAATTTAATTAGAATGGGTGGTTATGATCCCATGCAATTAAGCGGAGAACAACAAAGAAAACAAGCAAGACTAGCTGGATTGCAAGAACTGTCTTATAGACTATCACAAACAGCTGCTAAATTATCTGGTGATCCAGCAAGGATGCAGATAGCTCAACAGCAAGAGGCTCAAAGAATTGAAGCTAGACAAGATCAATTCAAGAAGAGACAACAAGAGCAATTTATACAAGACAATCCTCAATTAAAAGGTGCTATTGAATTAAACCAGTTATTCCCAGGCGTAAATCTTCCAACAGTAAAAAGCACCGAGGCAGAAAGGTTTACAGAAAGATTGGTTGAATTAAATAATAAGCCAACTTTAAACGATCGAGAAAAAACTGAGTTAAATATTTTAAAATCAAAATTATATGGACCACAAGAAATTGTTCCGTTTCTTGATTCTGATGGCAACCCTATAAATCAAATTGTTACTAATTGGGATATAAATGATAACCCTGGTTTGTTAAAAGAATTAAACAACCAAGGTTTTGTAACTGTTGGGTCTGGCCAAGGATTTGGATTTAAAGCTCCAACCACTCCTAGCGAAGAAATATCTGATAAATGGGAAGGTTTTACAAATGAAATTAACCTAATTAATGATTTAGGGAAACTTATTGTCGAGGGGGAAGATTCTATAACATTTGCTGGTAAGGTTGCGGATACTTTAAACTCAGGAATTTATCAGTATAAGTCAGCTGCCAGATTGCTCAATTTTCAGAAAAATGATCCAAAGGGCTATACTGAAACAGTTAATAAAATACAAAAAGAATATGGTAATGTTTTGGACAAAATATCCTCTGATAGAGGCATTGGAGCATCGCTCGTTATGCAGTTAGCTTATGGCTTGGCAAAAAATGTTGACCCAAATGCAAGACTAACTGATAGAGATATTGAGGCTGCAATACAGATGTTGGGAGGCACTGGGGGAAATGCCAAAAAGAGATTGGCAACATTTAATAGCTTAGTAAAAACTAGAACTAGAGAATATGAGACATTCTTAGATAAGAAAAGAAAGGTTTATGGAAACAATAAAGCAGTTAATAGTTCCATACTACAGTTTAAAACTTTACCTAAATTTGAATATTATTCTGAACCAGACAGCGCTCAAACAGCAGACGAAATAATAAAAGAGTTAGAGCAAAACGAGTTACTTTAAAATGGCAAATGCCAGTCAAGAAAAAATAAATAAAATTGATAAAGCTATTGTAGCTTTATATGGCGATGGTAAACCATCTGAAGAAAACTTAATAAAAATTAAAGTTTTAGCAGAAGAAAAAAATAAATTAAAAATACCAACATCAACTCAAAAAGGTCAAAAGAAAACATTTGAAACTGATGAAACGGGTCAAAATATTATTAACCTTGATCGCCCATCAGATGCTTTTGCCTTGCCTAGACAGGCTGGTTTAAAAGCTAGCTCTAGCATTTTAAGAGGAGTCAGCTCGTTGCCGTTTGACGCTTACGCTTACACAGGGCTTCCTGGCTCTAAGGGATCAGCGCAAGCAGCAGAGTTTATTAGAAAAACCATTCCCGTTGTTAGGGGTGGCGCACGTGGTTCAGATGTTGCTGGCGCATTAGCGCAGTATGCAATACCAGGAATGGGCGCATATAAAGTAGCAAGTAATATTCCTAAAGCCCCAAAAGCCATAAATTATATTTCTGGATTACTTGGTTCAGCTGCATCAGATGTAGCGGTAAGCGTGCCAGGAGAAGCTCAGTCACTAGGTAATTTACTTGGAGGCCCAACACAAATTCAACCAACAGATGCGCCTCTTGTACAAAGAACAAAAATAGGCAGCGAGGTTTTAGGAATAGGACCAGCACTTGATCTTTCATTACAGCCTTTCAAATATATTGCATCAAAATTGCCGACAATTAAAAACATAGAAAAAGAAATTCCAGAAATTATGCAAGAACCTGGAAAGATTTTTTTTGATCCAGAAAAAGTTAAAAGTGAATTGCAAAATGTTGTTAACAGGAATGAAATTCCTGGATATCAGCCAACCACTGGTGTTACTAGTGGAGATATACTAGGTGTTGCAACAGAAAGAGCTATAGCAAATAGACCATTAATGGTTGATCGAAATGTTAAAAATGTGGAGGCTATTGCACAAGAGGCAAAAAAAATTAGTTCTTCTTCTGGAAATATTGAAGACACAGCATTAGCAGTACAAAATGTAAAACAACAAAACTTAAGAGCAGCAGAATCAAAGGTTATTAAATCTGAAGAAAATTATAATTTAGCACAAAAAGAATTAGATTCACAAATTGCAAAATATAATAATACAACAAGATCTAGCCAAGAATCTGCCTCTACCGCTTTAGATAATCAATTGCAAAATGAGTTACTTGTTTTAAATAAACAAAAAAAAGATCTATATGATGCCATTGATCCAAACGGCATATTGAAAGTAGATCTAGTGCTACTTAAAAAAGCTGCTGATATTATAAGAAAGCCAAAATCTCCTTTAAAAACAGCAGAAATAGATGCCGCAGAAACATATGGTGGAGGTATATTCAAAGCTATAGATAATGCTATAGAAGCGCAAGCAAAGGGAAATAAAAGTTCTTACAAAGATCTAATAGATTTAAGGGCTAATGTAAACGATTCTATTGGACAGGCTTATAAAAACAACTCAACAGGGGCAGCAAAGAATTTAGAAAAAATCAGATCAACCATAGATCAATATACAGAAAATTTAGCCAGTTTTAATCAAGGTCAAAAAATAGTACCTGAAGGCTTTGTAAGTATTCCTTCTGATTCAGCGCAAGCAGCCCTGAAAGCAAATGATTTTTATAAAAATATTTATGCGCCAAAATTTAAAGAAGGTCTCGGTGGAAAATGGGCAGATGATACTGTTAGTAAAAAAAACTTACAAACTCAAACAGCTCAAAAATTTTTATTAGGTCCAACGGAGGGCGCGTCACAGCTAAAACAAATTATTGACAATTCCTCAAACCCAGAGGCTATGGAGTCACAAGTAAGGCAGTTTATGATTGGTGAGCTAGCACAAAGAGCATTTAGAGGAAAAGGGGAAGTTGCCCCAAAACAAATATATGAATTTATTAAAAGATATGACACAATTCTTAACCAGTTTCCTGATTTAAAATCAGAAATAATAAATCTTAGGACAACTCTTAATAAACAAGCCAACGAAACAACTGGATTTGCTAAATCTATTGTTGATGCAAAAAACAATTTAAAACAAACTCAATCTGATGCCAATAAATCTGTGTTTAAATTTTTTACGGACTTGCAACCAGAAGATGCTGTACGAAAAATACTTTCAAGCGAAAACCCTGCAATGGAATTGGCTAAATTAAAAAACATTATTAAAAGCAATACAGATGCAAAAGCTGGTCTAAAAGCTGGCATAAGAGACGAAATCTATAATAGGGTTATAAATACAAAGGGAGTAACCTCTACTGGGGATGAAATGACTGTTGCTTCATTATCAAAGCTTAACAAGCTGTTAACCGAACCAAGATTTAATAATGTTTTAAAGGGTGTTTTTAACGAAACTGAGATGAATTCTTTAAACCGAATCAGACAAAGGGTATCAGAGCTTGATAGAATAAACATCCAAACGACATCTGGAAGTAGCACTACTCCGCTTGGAAAAGATAGTCAGAGACTTAAAACAGTACTGGCATCTTGGTATGGAATAGTTAAGGGTCAGGGTATCAGAGCTATTATGGGTTGGTTGGGAGATGCAATAAGAGGCGGAACAAAAGAACAAATTGGAGAAGAAATCATTATGAAGGCAATGCTTGATCCAGAGCTTGCGCTTCTAATGTTAAAGAATGATACTAAAACAAATCAATTGGCTGTTAGATCCTACATAATAAATAATATTCCAGAAGCTTTAGATTCAGAAGAATAAAATGCCCCTTGCAACAGAACGAGTTGGTCGTTTTGGTGAATATCTCACAGCAGCAATCCTCTCTCAAGTTTCTGACACAGTAACCATTGTTCCACACAACGCATCCGCAGACATCATCTTTGAACACAACCTAAAGCTGTATAAGTGCCAGGTTAAAACTCAATCTAAAATAGAAGAATGCAGAAACAACTGGCGGTTTGATATGCGTAAGGGTCAAAGAGTTGCACACAGAAAATATAAAAACAATGAAATAGATTTATTTGCTTTTGTTTCTATAACTCACAGAAATGTGGTGTTTTCTAAACCTTTAGACCAAGCTCAACTAACCATCAACGATGAACACATGAAGAACAATGATGCTATCAAAAACATCAAAGATATATTAAAAAATCTTAATTAAAGACTTTCAATATCAAATTTAACTTCTTGATCCTTGTAATGCTTAACGGAGTTTATTCCTACTTGTAGGAAATACTCCGCTAATGCTTGAGGATCTTTTTTTTCCAACCCAGCTACATCTATCAAAGAACGCGCAATGTATCTGTTTATATAAACAGGCGTATTGTTGTTCCTTTCATTTAGAACTGGGTCTTCAAAATCAAACAAGTTCATTGCTTTACTCCTAGACCTCTACCTCCAAAGTATGTCGGCCTATTTTGTTACCCTCTCCGTCTACACCATGTACGAGCTGTAGTTCAAGATCAATGGATTGTTTTGCTTTAAGCAAATCTGTCACCCTGTCATCTTTCTTTCTGGTGATATATTTAACAACATCAGCAAGACATGGACTCAAATTGTTTGCATAAGCATACACCTTTGGTTGTATCTTCAAACTTGTATAATGTTGTCCACCTACTTGGTTATTGATCGCAAGCATATCAATTGCTTGATCCCATTCCTCTGGGGTTACATTATCTATACTCATATTTCTTCTCCTTTTTTATAAATATATTTGCATATCATATAACTTTAGTGTAAATTTAACAACATTCAAATACAAAAAGGGAGTATTAGGAAATGACAGACACCGATAGAGTCTTTATAGACACTAAGCAACTAGCTAAAAGGTGGGGCAAAAATCCACACGCGCTATCAAATTTAAGGCGCAAAGGCGGAGGCCCTAACTATTATAAGATTGGCGGTAAAATTCTTTATGATCTAGCAGAGATCAAGCAATTAGAAGAAAGCTCATACGTTTCCAATGGCTCACGCAATATTTAGCCCCTCATCTTCAGATCGCTGGTTTAAATGCCCAGCGAGCGCTTACCTAAACTATTCAGCAGAATATAAGGTAGGCATACCTGCGGCTACAGGAACACTTATTCATGAGATGTGCGAGATGCTATTAAAAGGCAGACTCAAAGACATGACATTGCGTGACTATTGGTTAGGTAAAGTTCAAGTGGTTGAGGACTTCGAGATAGAAGTTGATGAGGATATGATTGCGTGCGCGGAAACCTATGTAGAGTACATACATAAAAGAAAAGAAGAGCTTAACGCCAAGATGTTGATAGAAGAAAAAGTTTTTATGGATGAGATATCAACAAAGTGTTTTGGAACTGCTGACACAATATTAATTGGTGAAGATCGCATTGCAGTTATAGATTTAAAGTCTGGTAAGTGGGGTGTAGATGTCGAAAGAAATAAGCAGTTAATGATTTATGGTCTGGGTGCGCTCGCGCGGTATGGGGATGAGAATACCACCATGGAGCTGACCATTGTACAACCACGCGGTTGGCATAAAGATGGCCCTATAAGAACATATGAGATTTCAGCTACCAATCTGGTTGATTGGGGCTACAACGATTTGAAACAAGCTACTGATGCTTGTGACGAAGAAAACCCACTATTTGTTGCGGGAGATCATTGCAGATTCTGTAATGCTAAAGCAGATTGTGATACTTATAAAACTACTCTTGGAGAGAAATATGGTTAAACCAAAGAAAGAACCCGTCTTGTCTTACAACATAGACGATAAGGAATATACCCTATAC